CTGCTCGCATATCTTTTCTATTTGCAAAAGTTTTAACATTAGAAGGTTTAGGACCGATGTTAGAAGCTTGTTGTTTTCTTTTTACAGCTGAGGCTCTTTGACCTTTACTCATAGCTCTAGCTTTTGCAATGGGAACACATTTAGGATAGTTTTTTCTTTTTTCTCCACCACTTCTTCCACATTTAGGATAAGATCCATCGGGTTTTCTATTTGCAATATCAACCCAGTTTTCTTGGACCCACTTACGTAAACCCATATTAATATTTTTTAGTTACTTTTCTTCTATTTTCCATTACAGCGCCACAACCTTTTGCAACACCACCTTGTTTATAATTAGATACCATTTTTCTTTCCTGAGAAATACTACCACCACCCATTTTTTTCTTACGTCCGCCTGGAACTATTTTTCCAGAACAAACTGCAGATGCATACATGTTTGCATATGCACTTGGATATACTTTAAATTTTGCTTTTGCTGCTGCTTTTCCTCTTGGACAAAGTTTAGCCATTAATAACCTCTCTTTGCAACTTTAGGAAAACCTTTTATTAGTCCACCTTTAGCTTTTTTAACTCTTCCACCTTTTTTATAAGAATCTTCTTTTTCTCCATACTCTTCCATTTGATTTATCTCAGACATCTGCTCATCAGATAGAGGACGTTCTGCTGCACCTAGTTCATCTGCACCAAAAATAGATGAAGCAATTCCAACTCCAGGTATAAATTTAGAACCTAGTTTACCTGCTTTATTTAATTTATTTAAATTTTTAAATATTTCAGTTTTCTTTTCCCCATCAATATCTAAAGAAGAAGCTTTAGCAAAAGCTTTAGTAGCAAGATTACCTTTTTTTACAGGGGCAGGTGTTTCTTTTTTTGTAAAACCCTCATCAAAAGATAGTTTAACAAAATCTTTTCTTCCACCACCTCTTTTTGCAAGATCAATATATTTTTGTCTTTTAGAAGCCATTTATTTTTTCCTTTTTTTGTTTTTCTTCTTTACCATTTTACCGGATTTAGTTTCTTCATATCCTTTTTCTTCCATTTCATATTCTTTAGCTTCTTCAGCTTCAGATTCCATACTCTCATGTTCTTCAGACATATCTATGGCTTTTTTACCTTTTTTTAAAAGAGCTCTTCCTTGTCCTCTAAGTGCAATATCACCCATTATCTTTTACTCTTCATCATTTTGCCTTTTTTCTTTTCAGACATATCTTTGGTCATCATGTCAGCTTTTTTTGACATACCACCTTTTTTAAAACCAGGAACTTTTCTTCCTTTTAAAATATCTGCTTTAGTAATTTTTCCATCTTTATTTAAATCTGGAAAACTACCTTTTTTTAATTTTGCTCTTGGTCTTATTCCGTAATCATTTCTCATGTTAACTCCTTATCCATTTTCTTGTTCTTTGTTTGCCGGTTTATTTGCCATAGTGCGTGCCACCGATTCTGCACTTCTCCCCACTACATAACCTCCAAGACCAATTTGAAGAAGTGTCCAAACGTCTCCTGGTAAAGTTATAGTTATAGAAGCTTTAAAAAAAAATAATATAACAGGTCCTAGTACATAATTCCATACCAAGATAAATATTAACACATACATTAAAAGGGGCCTCCAGCTCGATGCGAACCAGCCCGCTTTGGCTTCTGCCTCAATAATTTTTGCTGCAGCTTGTAATTCTTGTGTGTTTGATTGTAGTAATTGTGTTTGTAATTGTGCTTTTAATTTTTCTTGAAGATCTTTATCAGGAACTGACTTTTCAATTGTGTTAAATAGAATTTTAGCTAAAGGTGCAACAGCTCCTAACATTTGAATCATAATTTACTTCCATCCTTTTTTAGCTAATTTTGGTTTTCCTTTTATAAGTCCACCCATTGATTTTTTAGATCTTGAGACTGATTCTTCGTCTGTTGGTTTTTGAGGTTTAATTCCTAAATTTATATAATCTTCAAACTCTTCAAGGGCTTTTTCTAACTCATCATTAGGTTTAAATGTAATAGGTGTTTTTACTTTACCCATAAATTTAATACCACTTAGCTGATCTTTTCTTTTCTGAAAGAATACTTCCTTGACCTTGAACTTCTTGAACTTGTGTTTCTTGTGGGTTTGACATTTCAATATCAATTCCTCCAAGTAAATTTCCTTGCTTGTCTGTAAATTTATCAAAGTTTACTTCTTTTGATTTTGAATCTGCTGTAAAAGTTCTTGTTGAATTAGCTAAACCACCTACTGCCATTTGTTTTCTACTTTTTCCGGCTTCAGACAATGCAATAGCAATTGCTTGTTTAGGACTTTTTACTTTTTTTGAAGATTGACCAATGTTAAGTTCACCTTTTTTAAACTCTCTCATTACTTTACCAATCTTTTTTTGTGGTTTTGTCATTTTCATAGTCATGTTTATACTCCTTTTTTATTATTTAACAATAATTATTGTATTTTCTTATTCATATTAGAAAACTGTTGTTTTGCAATAGATGTTGCAGCTCTTAATTCAGCTAAATCTTCATTTTGCTCAAGTTTTTCTTGTGTATTCATCTGATTCATCATTGCTCTCATCTTATCTAAGTTAATTCTCTCTTGTCCTTCTTGTTTTTTTCTAGCATTCTCTTGAGCTTGTAGGTCAAGTTCTCTTGATTTTAATGCAGCAATAGGATCATTATCAAATTGAGATGTTATTTTTCTCTCTTCCTTCATAAATTCATCCATCATCTCAGCAATTAAGATTGCTTTTCTAGATTCTAATTTCATTTGAAATTCTTGAACTTGAGCTTGAATTCTTGGGTCTTGTACAGCCTGAGGATTTTGAGATAACATTTGTATTTGTTGTAACTCTTGTGCAAATTCTAATTCAACTTGTTCTAAAGCCATTAAAGAAATATGTTCAAAAATATTTTTCTCTAATGATCCCATAATTACAGGATTATTTTTTGCAATATTAGTAGACATAAAATTTAAATGAGAAGTAATATGTGCTCTATGGTCTTGTCCTCTAAACGCCTGAAAAGGTTGTCCTCCTAATGCATCAATATGTTCTAATGCCGGATCTTTAGGCATTGGTTTTGCAGGTTGAATTAAAATCTTATCAATATCTTTTACTCCTAATGCTTCATACATTTTTCTGTAAATTTCATATAGATTATGAATTTGAGGATTAGATTGAGCAAGTTGTAATTCAGTTTGTGCTAAACTAATTCTTTGTGTTTGTGAAAATATATTTGGATCAGCAACTGGAACGATATCTATTCTATCATCAAAGTCTGCTTGCTTAATATTTTTTTGTCCACCTACAACATCATAAGGATATTCTTCTGGTAAATATAATTTAAATACTCTTGATAATAATTTAAATTCTAATTTTAATGAGGCATACAATCTTTTATGTATAGCAGACATTGTTCTGCTTCCTCTTTCAAGTAAAGCTACAGTTGTACCTACTGCTGCTTGTTGATTTCCATCTCCTACTTGTATATCTGCAATTGAAGCAAAACGTTGGCCTGCTTGAACTACTACTCCCATTAATGCTAATAAAGTTTGAGAAGGTTCTTTGTAAGGCAAAGTCATAAATGCATCTCTAAGATTTCCTCCAGGTGCATCTACATCTCTCCACTCACCCGGTTGAATAGATTGAGCATCATCTCTAATTCTAATACCACGCATTTTAAATCCTGCTGGTAAATTAGATAAAGTTCCTGCATCAATTAGTTGTCTTAAAGCAGATGTGGCTGTTCTTGATAAACCACCAATCATATGAATTAAACCAAATCCATAAAACCCTAAACCTGGTAAAAATTTAAAATGAACAAAGTATTGAATTTTATTTTTCTTAGGATCACCTATTTCATAATTTCTACGAATAGATAAAATTTCACGAGAGCTTTCTTCTATCGTCACAATGTAAGGAAGTTTTATTCCAGTCATTTCCCCGTTGGGATCACGATCTTCAAAGCCCTCGAGATCCAAGTTTACATGACACTCCACTAATGTAAAGATATCTTCATAACCCGATTTAGTAACTCCTTCAATTTCTCTCTCTTTTGATTTTACATCAGATGTATCTGTAACAGAATCATCACTTGGTAATAAATCTAAATCTCTATAAAATCCTGCGACTTGTTGTTTTCTTAATTCATTTGCAGAAATTTTTATTGTATGTATAATT